ATATCTAATATTATTAACGATGCTGTCAATGAGAGAGGAGCTAAAAACTTAATCTAATGAGTGGTGCATTTCCAATATCAAGTTCTAAATTTGAAACAATGGGTTTCAAGTCTATACAAAATACTATTATCTCAAAATCAGATAGTGGAAAAAGATTAGCAAGACAAGTAGATGGCCAAAGATGGGGATTTACAGTTTCTATCATTACAGGAACTAGATCAGGTGTTTATGGAGAGCTGATGGCTTTTATTGTTAAACAAAGAAGTGGTAAAGAAACTTTTACGATTGTTCCTCCAGAATTAGAAGATGCAAGAGGAAGTGAAACAGGAAGTGTTTTAGTTAATGGCAATCAATCAGCAGGAGATACAACGATTGCAATGGATGGATTCTCTGGAGATGGTGCGGGGAGATTTAAAGCGGGAGACTTAATTAAGTTTGCCTCGCACACTAAAGTTTATATGGTGGTTAGCGATGTTACATCTTCAAGTAATGCTGCAACAGTTACGATTGAACCACCTTTAGTTGCTGACATAGCAAACGATTCAGCAGTTACTTATGATGATGTTGCTATTACAGTTTTTTTAACAAGTGATATACAGGAGTTTGGTTCTGTTGGTACAGATAAGGATGGTAATATATTATACAAGTTTGAGTTTGATGTTGAAGAAGCTCTCTAATGAAATATTTAGTTAAACATTGGCTTAATGTAGATATGATAGCAGAAGAGGTTATTGATGAAAAAGAAATTAATTTTAAAACAAACAATTTAGGTAAATATGAAACACCATCTTCAAATGCAAAGTATATTGTAAATGGAGATTTTAAAGTAAAACGGAGAACATACGAACAATATGACAAGAAGTCTAACAACAGCAATAAAGACGGAACTAGCAACAAGTGAGCTACGACCAGTACATCTTATTACTATCAGCTTTGGCACTCCTGTTAATATTACAGATTGTTCATTTGATTTAACATCATCAGTTTCAGGTTCATCAGTTACTTATACTAAATCAAGTTTTATTATGGGTATCTCTAATTTTTCAGAAGAAACAGATATAACAAAACAATCATTAGACTTTACATTATCTGGAGCAGATCAAACTTTTATATCAACTGTATTAAATGAGAATGTCGTTAATGATGCTTTTACTATGTATAGAGGTTTTCTTAACGATAGTAATGCTTTAATAGCCGATCCTTTTTTAATTTACAAAGGCACAATAGATACCTTTGGTATCAGCGAATCAGAAACAGCATCTAATGTTACTTTAAGAATTGTATCTCATTGGGCAGACTTTGAAAAAACAAATGGTCGTAAAACAAATAATACATCACAGCAAAGATTTTTTAGTTCTGATGTCGGTATGAATTTTTCTAGTCAAACAGTATTAGATATTAAGTGGGGTAGAGCATAATGTCTTGGAAAAAAATATTTAAAGCTGCAAAAAAGCTAATTACTGCACCAATAAAAATAATATCAAAAGCATTTTCTTGGCTAACACCCCAAGTAGATATACCTGATTATGGTACAACAGATTTTGACGATTTTGAAAAAGGTATATTATTAAATAAATCTTCCAACGATGCAAGTATTCCTGTCATTTATGGAACAAGAATGGTTGGTGGAACTAGAGTATTNATGGAAACNTCAGGAACAGATAATACTTATTTATATATGGCACTTGTTTTAGCAGAGGGAGAAATTAATGACATTACTGAAATAAGAGTTAATGATAATGCTGTTACTTGGTCAGGAGATTTAGCTGACAATACACAAAGAACAGTTGGAAGTGGCGATGGTAATTTTTACAAAGATAGTGCTAGTTTAATTACAGTAGAACCGCACTATGGAACTGACTCTCAATCTGCATCTACATTATTGTCCACATTATCTAGTTGGGGTTCAAACCATAGATTAAGAGGTATTGCCTATTTAGCTTTAAGATTTACTTGGAATCAAGATGCTTTTTCAGGCATACCAAAAGTACAAGCTGTCGTACAAGGTAAAAAAGTAGTAGCTTATAATTCAAGTTCAGTTGCACAATCAGCAGCTTTTTCTGCAAACCCAGCATGGTGCTTATTAGATTATTTAACTAATGCTAGATATGGAAAAGGTTTAGCAACAACAGACATTGATATTCCCAGTTTTTATACTGCATCAACTGTAGCTGATACTAATGTTACACCCTATTCAGGCGGTTCAGACATAAATATTTTTGACACAAATGCAGTATTAGATACATCACAAAAAGTTTTAGAAAATGTAAGAGAATTATTAAAAGGTTGCAGAGGATATTTACCATTTACAGGAGGTAAATATAAATTAATTATTGAAACTACTGGCTCTGCGTCTATTACATTAACAGAAGATGATATTATTGGTGGTTACTCACTACAAAGTGAAGATAAAGGTAATAAATATAACAGAGTGATCTGTAGCTTTGTCAATCCTGCTAGGAACTACCAAGTTGATGAAGTTCAATTTCCTCCAATAGATGATAGTGGCCTTACAAGTGCCGACCAACACGCAACAATGAAAACTGCGGATGGTGGTTTTTTATTAGAGGGTAGATTTGATTTTAAAACAATAACTTCTCCTTATCAAGCAGAAGAAATGGCAGAGATTATATTAAGAAGATCAAGAGAAGCATTAAAATTAGATATTACTTGTGGTGGCGATGCTTATGATTTAGCCATTGCAGATATAGTAGCAATTACACATAGCTCATTAGGATTTAGTGCAAAAAACTTTAGAGTTGTTGCAATGACATTTAACGAAGATTACACAGTTTCTTTATCTTTAGTTGAACACCAAGATTCACATTATACTTGGGCATCTAAAACAGTTGTAACATCAACACCCAGCACAACATTACCCAATCCATTTAGTATAACAGCACCAGCTTCAGTTACCTTAACCGATGAATTAGTTGAGTATTCTGATGGAGTAGTTTTAACAAGATTAAATATTGTGGTAGGAGCAAGCACCGATAAATTTGTTCAATACTATCAAGTCGAAGCTAAACAAAGCACAGAATCAGATTATAAAATTTTAGGTAAAGGCACTCAATTAAACTATGAAATGTTAAACGTAGTTGATGGAAAAATTTACAATGTTAGAGTTAAAAGTATCAATGCACTTGGAGTTAGCAGTACCTATACTTCTGCCAATCGAACTGTAATAGGAGCAACAGCTACTCCTAGCGATGTATCTACGTTATCTGTATCTATGATTGGATCAGATTCAATGCAATTACAATGGACACCTGTTGCAGATTTGGATGTATCTTACTATGCTATTCGTTATCAAGATGTCACAAGTGGTGCTGGTTGGAACTCATCAACTAATTTAACGCAAGTCGTAAGAAGAAAATCTAATAGTGTTACCATCAATGCAAGAACAGGAGCTTTTTTAATTAAAGCTGTTGATAAATTAGGAAATGAATCTGATAACGAAACAATTATTTATAGTAACATTTCAGGATTAGAGCATTATTCTGCACCTATTTCTACTATTAATGAAGAAACTGCTTGGGGTGGTACATTTGATGGAGATTGTGTTAAAGGCATGAACTCTGATGATGAGGAAATAGCAACATTAGATACAATTACTCAATTTGACGATACTGTGGGAAATTTTGATTCTGCATCAGGAGATTTTGATTTAGGAGGAACAGATACCACTTCTAATCCTACTTATTATGCTTCTAACATTGAATCTTCAGGAGTTTATATCGGTGGTAACACTATCACTTTAGATGCGATCTATGATGCAACTTTCCAAACTACTATTGATATGATAGCCAATGACTTATACGATTTATTTGATGCCGGTAGAGGAGCAAGTTTATTTGATGATGCAGCAGGCCCTTTTGATGGTTCGTCAGGAACACAATGTAATGCTTTTTTACAAGCAGGTTCAAGCACAAGTTCTTTAGGAGCAATTACGACTTATGCAGATATTTCTCAACAAGCTACAATTAAAGGAAGATATTTTAAATTTAGGTTAAAATTGACGAGTGATGACAATAATGCTAGACCTGAAGTAAGTAAAATGCAAATTAAACTTGTTTTGGAAAAACGTCTTGAAAGTGATGAAGATGTTGCTAGTGGAGCTGGAGCAAAAGCAATTACTTATTCTAATGCTTTTTATGCTTCTCCATCAGTAGGTGTAGCTGCACAAAATATGGCGACAGGAGATTACTATACAATTTCAAGTAAAACAAAAACAGGATTTACCATTACTTTTTATAATAGTTCGGCAGCAGCACAGGATAGAACTTTTGACTATGTAGCGAAAGGATATGGTTTGAAATCTTCTAGTTAATGTTATAAAAAGAGGATATAAGGATAAAAAAATATGAGTTCAGTTTCAGATTACAGTTTAGCGAATCAAGGGTTTAGTGCGTTTCGTACTGAACTTAATAATATACTTGGTGCAATTAATACAACTAATTTAGCGACTTCAGCTCCGTCAAGTTTAGCTGCTGGAAGTATGTGGGTCGATTCTAGTTCTGCTGGAACACATACTGTTAAATATTACGATGGGTCAGACTCCATAACTTTATTTAATATAAATACTTCTGCTAACACAGTTGATTTTATAGACTCATCAGTAACAACAGAATTAAGTGGAGATTCCACACCACAATTAGGTGGAAATTTAGATACCAACTCACATAACATTTTAATTGATGATGCACATTTTATTGGCGATGAAAATGGTCTTGAACAAATTATATTTCAAACAACAGGTTCAGCAGTTAATGAATTAGAAGTAACAAATGCAGCAACAGGCGATCCACCTATTTTGGGTGCAAGTGGAGAAACGAATGTCGGACTTCATCTTAAACCAAAAGGAACAGGAGAAACTATTATTGGCACTGGTGGAGCTGCGGCTACCCTTACAACAAGTGGAGCAAACGATTTAATTTTAGATACTAATTCAGGTTCAAATTCAGGAACAATACAAATAACTGATGCGGCTAACGGGCATATTGCTATTACTCCAAATGGAACAGGCAACGTACAATTAGTTGCTGACGAAGTAACAATTGGAGATTCAGGTGCAACAGCAACTTTATCATCTAACGGAACAGGAAATTTATTACTCAATACTAATTCAGGAACAAACTCATCAGCAATAGAAATTACAGATGGAGCAAATGGCGATATTGATTTTACAACAAATGGCACAGGAGCAATAAAGTTTAATGATTTAGCTTATATTCCACAACAAGCAATTACTTCATCTTCAAATGCTGTAGCTTGGGATGCAAGTGCTAAACCAAACGCATATCATATTACAACAGAAAATACGACTTTCTCTGCACCAAGTAATGCAGTAGAGGGTGCGTTTATTTGTTTAGAATTAAATTTTAATGGTTCACACACGATTGGTTGGAATACAGTATTTGAATTTGCAGCATCAACAGAACCAACTGAAACAGCAACAGATGCAAAAACTGACATTCACGTTTTCAGATACAATGGAGCAGTTTGGCAAGAAGTTGGTAGAACAATGAATTTAAGTGAGAGTTAAAATATGTGGGCATTAATAGAAGATAACGCAATAACAAAAATAATTAATCAACCAAAAGGAATGGTTATTGGAGATATTCGTTATTCAAGAAAAATATTTTCTTTATGGAGTCAAGATGAACTAGAAGCTAAAGGTATCTATGAAGTAGTCTTTGACAATTCAAATAAGAAAGATGAAGCATACTACAATAATACAAATCAATCTTTTAATTATGCTGATGGACAAGTTACAGCTTCTTATGGAAGTGCAACACCCAAAGAATTAAATGATGTTACTGATGAAAATGATGTTGTAACTAAAGGTTTAAAAACTCAACACAAAAAAAATATTAAACAACAAGCGTCAGGATTATTAGCACCAACAGATTGGTATGTATTAAAAGCAACTGATGTAGCAGAATATTCAGTACCAAGTGCTGTTGCGACTTTTAGAACTAACGTAAGAACAAAATCAAATGAAATGGAAACTGCCATTGACAATGCGAGTGATGTAGATGCGTTAGCGGCATTATATGTTTATAATGATGACGAACCACCTACAAGACCATTAGGCGAATTTCCAACATTGGAGAGTTAATGCCTTTACCAACAATCTTATCAGGAAACGTAGCATCAGCATTACCAAGTGGATATACAGTAGACAATTCCTGTCGGTTTAATAGTGGTGATAGTGCTAAAATGGCAATTACTTTTTCTGGTGCTGGAACAAGTTTGAGAAAAGCAACTTTTTCTTTTTGGATTAAAAGAAGTAATCTTACTGTTGATGAAGAACTATTATATAGAATTTCAAGTGGTAGTGATTATTTTAATATTGC